GCGATAGCAGCACGGTAGCCGGCAGCTGCTTTCGTTGGGCTGTCGATGGCTGTGGCAACTTCCTGGCCAGCCGTGTTGGTGGCCAGTGACCACTCAACAACCTGCCCTGCCAGCAAGCCCAAGACCGTCACAAGGATTCCGATGCCGGTTGACGCCAACAGCCCGCGAATAGATGCCGCAAGCGTTCGCACGCCAACGGCAGCAACGCCAGCAGACCCGGCAAAGCGATACGCGGATGCAGTTGCCTCAAGAAACTCACGGCTTAGGTTTGCGATGCCAGAAGCAACCACCTGCCGATTGATGAACGCCAAGTAGCCGCCAATCAGCGGCAGGATGTTGCCGGCCAGCGGAGCCGCAGAATCTGCAAGCAGCTGAAACACCTTGGCGAGGTTTGAGACAGTTGTGGTCAGTGCGCTGGCTATGTCTTTTACGTCAATGCTTGCGATGAACGTAGACGCCTCTTCAGCGGCGCGAGTAAGTGCAGGGGCAAGCTCTGCCACAACTCGAGCCGCAAACGATTGCAGAGTCAGCTGCGTCTTCTGAAGCGAGTCATCAAGCGCAGCGACGCCGGCAGTCTGCTGCGGGCTCAGCACAATGCCGAGCCGCTTTGCTTCGGCGGTCATCTGCTGCAGGTACGTTGCGCCTTCTTGGAAGATCGGCACAAGCTCAACGCCAGACTTCCCAAAAAGCGACACTGCGGCTGCTGCTTGCTGTGCCGGGTTGGGCAGCTTGCTGATTGCAGCAACAACGGAGTTAAATGCTTGCTCAGGGTTGAGGTTGGAAAGATCGCCAACCGAAAGACCGAGATCCGCAAACGACTTGATTGCAGCCTTGTTGCCAGTCTGGGCTTCGCCAAGGTTGATGGTCAGTTTTTGAACTGCTTTGCCAAACGTCTCAAGGCCAACGCCAGACTGATTTGCTGCGAGCGAGTAAGCCTGGAGCACGTCAGTCGTGATGCCAGTGCGTTTTGACAAATCATCAATGCTGGCGACAGCTCCAGCAGTTCCATTAATGAACGATGCGAAAGCGCTGCTGGCAGTGCGCACAGTGGAGATGAAGGCACGCGAGAGCTCAATAGTCTTCAGCGTGGAAACGTCACGCTGAGTCTTCTTGGCCGCCAGGCCCAACTTCTCAAGTTCCACCACGCCGGCATTGATGCCGCTGGCCATCTGCACTGCAGATGCCGAGAGGTTGAATCCAAGAGAGATGGTTGCCATACGTCACTTTTTGCCAAGGTCAGCGGCCATCCACTTTAAAGTCTCGGCTATCTGAGTTGGATGCTTCGGGGCCCTGTCTTCGATCGGAATGAACTTCTCTGGGTCTGGCGTCTGCTTGGAGTAGGGGGCGAGCACAGAAGTCACGAGCATGGCTGTCTGCCCCCACGTATCGTCCAGCGGCTGGAACCACCTGGCCCAAGCGATCCACTGCGAGAACTCGCGCGAGTCCATCGCGTCGATTTCGCGTAGCGTTTTCTTGAGGTGACCCGCCAGACGCAGCTTGAACTGCAGCGTAGGGCGGGCGTTTATTCCCCCGCTAGCTTCTTTATTTCCTCCTCGGTCAGTGCGTTGTGCTTGAGGGCCGCATGCCACAGGCGGTGCATCACGTCGCTGCTGCGACGCTTGATGGCTTCCTTGCCTTCCTCGCCTGGGTAGAGCAGGCCGCCCTTCTCGTCGCAGAGCGTGCGGCAGAGCAACTCAGATCGGAAGTCAACGATGGCACCGTTGGAAGACTCAAGTGCCTTGATCTCGTAGGAGTCACGATCACCTACAGACATAAGGCGAATACATATCTTCCCGTCTCCACCAAGTTCTGGTGCGTCGACGGTGATGATCTTTGCGTCTGGGGCGTTGTCTATCTGATCTCGAGTCAGTGGCATTGCTCACCCGTCTAGTAGTTTGAACGTCACCGAATACCGGGTAACTCCGTTGAGTTCCGGCTGGGCAGTCCATCCCTCATAGACTGCATACGATGTCAAGGAAACGCCTGCGCCGGAAACGACTAGGGACTTCCTCAAGCCCCATTCGCTGGTGCTGATGTTTGCGGTCCCGAGGCACTCCACGGAAACGCTGCCGGCATCGTCAGTCCACACAACGCTGCGGCCCTTAGAGGGGCCGCCTGCGTAAGACACCTGCAGGCCTGTGACCTCAGTGAACGCGACGCCGCCCCACGTTACAGACAGGCCGGTTGAGTGAGTCGCCACGGCTTCCTCCGCTGGCGATCAAGCAACCTGGAACGAGGCCGAGCCCTTGATGGCGTCGTTAGTCGCCAGAGTCACGGTTGAGGACTTGCACGTAGCGGCAACGCCAGTGAGCGTGATGCCGCCAGCAATCGTGAGCGTTCCGGTGGCGCCCTGCGCGATCGGGGATGCGCCTGCATTCGCAAGGTAGTCAATGGTGACTTCTTTGCCAGTGTCTCCAGCAGAGCCCTTGAGGGGGCGCGAGAGCGTGGCGACAGTCGCGCCAGTCGTTTGACCCAGGTGGGAAACGTCAATGGAATCGGTGGCGTTGTTGTCGGCAATCGTATAGGTGATGTTCGTGACCGTGTAGTTCACGCTTGCGAAAGTGAACGTCGTGCCGGAACTGTCATGAGGCGTTGCGGGCATTTGTTACTCCTGCCACCAAACGTCGTACTGTTGGGTGATTTGATACGCCGGCGGTAGGTCGGAACCGGCCAGCGTTACCAAGTCGTCGGTTTCGTTTTCAAGCGACACCTGCGACACAGTGCAGCCTAGAACTTGGCCCCCGTATCCATCCAGAACCGAACGCATGGCATCTGCGACCTGGCGGGCCTGTTCGTAGGTGGCTGCGTAAATGCTGTACTCCACCGTCACCTGCGGGATTCCGGCAGGACTTTGGAGCGTCTGCGTGCGTCTGATCGCCGTACGCCTCCACGTCACAAACGGCAGCGACGCAGATGCAGGGGCGAGCGTTGGGTACGTCCCGGTTCCGATGAGGATGGCAACTTCTGGGCTGGCATCAAGCACACGCTTCAGGGCGGCTTCTGGCGACTTCAGCATCAGAGTCCTCCTGCATCGCGGAACTTGCGTTGGTATTCAGTGGCGGCACGGGTCAACGCCTTCCGCATTTCCACGTCGAGAGTTGTCTGCATCTGGCTCTTCGATTTATTGAAAGCTTTCTGCAGCGGATGACGCGCAGGAGATCCCGCAACTGATCCTCGAGCAATGAAGTCCACGGGGTACAGCCCTCGGCCAGTGAAGGGCCCGCGAGAGCGAAAAGACGAAAGCAAGCCGCCTGAGGATTGCTGCTTTACCCGTACAGCGAAAGTGCGAATGCGGCCACCGAGAACCACTTTCTTCTTGGCAACCTGCCTGCTCTTGCCTGGAGATCGCGGCCTGGTGCCGAACTCCACTAGGTGCGAGTGGTAGGCCCGATTCGGCCCCTTGAGCACAGATCCGCCAGTGAAGGCAGGCACTGCGCCCTTTTGACTCGCTGTGTTGGTTGGGCGTCGAAACCCGACAACCACCACGCTCACCGGGATGTTGGCCCTGTTGTTTGTGTACTTGCGGTCAACGCTGGTGACGCTGGCAAGTAGGTTTCCGGTGACTTGGCCAAGTGCTGAAACTTCATTCCGCAGAGCGTCCTGCCCAGGCTTGGCTGCCTTTCGCAACGCCTGGCTCTGGTACTTAAGGCTTATTTCTTTCGGCAGCTTCTTGAGCTCACGGACAATATCATCAAGAGCCTTGAGGCCATACAGCCCTTTGGCTGTCTTGCTCTTGCCGAGCGACAACTGAATCAGCGACGGGCCTTCGGCAAATATGTTGCTCATGCCACCACCTCTTGGCAGATGGCTTCATGCTCACTGCGGTTTCCGTGCTCAAGCAGGCTCACAATCTCCAGCACGCGCCCGCGCCACAATCCACGCATCTGCTGCGTCAGGCCAGTCAAGTGACGCATTCGCACCTTGTGCGTGATGGTTACGTCCATCTGGCCGGCAGCCAGAGCCTCGCGGGCCGTTACGCCTTCAACGCTGGCCCACACAGTTGAGAACGTAGCCCATGAAACGATTGTTTCACCGAGACTGTTTCTAGTCTCGGTGGCCTGCTGCCACGTCACTCGCTCGCGGAGCTTGCCGGCGTCAATCATGTGCCGTAGAGCACGACGGCGTAGGTGCCCGTGCTTCCTTGGTTTCCGCTGATTGTGAACTGCCCGGTATCGTCACCACCAACGCAGGAAGCAGCCACGATGCTGTCGTTTGACCTGATGGTGGCGTTGCCAATAGCTAGACGCTTGAAGCTTCCGCCCGTGCCGTCAAAGCGAAAGACGGCGTAGTTCACAGAGGTAATGGATACGTACTCGCCGTCAGCACCACGAAACGAGCCGGTGTGCGTGATTGTTGAGCTCGCCGTGCTTAGCGTCCCAGTGATCACCGCAACCTTGCCCGTGGTGTAGGCCTGCGAGTCCTGCAGGCTCACCACCTTGAGCGATGCCGTGCCGTCCTTGTCGTGGAAAAGCACGTCTACGTTTATCCGCCCTTCGATGCTCATTGGTAGCTGCCCCATTTCTGCGACGAGAGAAGCGATTCAACAGCAAACTCCAGCTGCTTGCTGATGCTGCCAACGAGCACCGTGCTGCGGTTCTCGTACCAGAAGCCCACAAGCATCAGGCAGGCGTGGCGGACAGCGGCAGGCACGCTTGAGCCAGCGGCCCCGTAGCCGGCCCACCACGTCACGCTGATGGCGTTGTCGTCCATGAGGTGGGGCGGCCACGTCTGGCCGTACAAAGTCTTTACCGCCCCTGGCGTGCTGCTTCGGTCCACGCGGTAGCTGGCCGTGGAATAGGTGGCTGTCGTGCCGTTCTCGTAGGTGAACGTGAGGGCCACCGCCGTGGTCGTGCCGGCCGTCGCCATTGGCGGCCGTGGTAGCTCAATGTCGTGGGTGCCGTCTGGCGGGAACGAGTCAAACCGCATCACCCACTGCGTATTCACCAGCGTGCGATCTAGGTACTGCTCGCACCACTCGCGGGCCGCAGTAATGAGCGTTCCGATGTAGGCGTCATCGTCCGACACGTCCACTCGCAGATGCGCCTTTGCCTCCGCGAGCGTGACGGGCTCAACGGCTGGCGGCGTCTGTCGAGTCAGGCTTCGATACTGCACGGCGGCCTCTCCTCTTCGGCGTGGCGTCTGCGGTTTCTGCGTCGTGCTCGAGGGCAGCCGTTTCGATCAGCGTCGGCTGGTTGTCTTCTACCGCGACACGCTGAGCGAGCAGCTGCGTGGTGATCCCGCCAGGAAGCTCAGCCACTTGCCCCTTGCGGTAGCCACGCCACGCGCGGGTGAACTTAATCTTGCGCATTAGCCCACACTCCATGCAGATTCTGGCGGCTTGCCCGTGTTCGTGAACTCAGTAGTCCACTGAAAAACAGGGGCGGTAAGGTTCTTGCCGGGCCACGTCACGACGTACTCGCCATGGCCCAAAACGACACGCGGCGAGACGAAGACGCGGTTGCCGCTGTCTCTCCAGGTTTTCCAGAACGCAATGTCAGAATCAATTCTGCCGTCACCCCACCCGCCTTGCGGGTCTGGCTTGCTCCAGAACCACGGTTTCTTTGTTCGCTTGAGAGCCGCCGTGCTGATGACGGTACAGCCAAAGTGCGCCGTATCCACTTCCTGCACGGGCTCAGCAAACCACTCTTTCGGCACCTGCGTGTGGCCATCATCTGGCGGATTGTCCAGCGTGCCTTTCAGCGTCAGCATCGGGCGGCCGTCTTCACGCTTGGTCTGCATGCCAGTGATGGCGTCGCACTGAAACGTCATCGCCATGGCGAACAGCTGCTCAACGTCCTGCTTTGTGAAAAAGGTGTCGTAGTCGATGGCCAGCAGGTACTCGCACGAGTCGATGAACTGCTCCATCACGCGGGTGTTTACCTGATCCCAGAACGCACCCGTGCCCATCGTGGGGCGAATGCCAAGCGGCATCAGGGCCTGGGCCCAGGCGAAGTGGTTGGACGTGAACGAGAGCCGTGGCATGGAGAGCACGGCCTCCACCCTGATATCAACTTCGGTGCCACCTACCTTGACCAGCATGCGTGCCTCAAGAAAGAGAGCGGGCGGCCCCGTCGTGGAAGCCGCCCGCTCAAGATTGCACACTCGTCAAGCCGTCAGGCTCACGCACCCACGAGGCCGATCATCGGGCCGGCCACGGTGTCGGTGCCCAGGTTCGCGTGCGTGATGGCGACGCGAGCCACTGCCCGAATCACGGTCTGGTCGCTCAGGAAGTTCACCTGATCGCTGCTGGCGATCTCGATGGCCTGGCGGATGCCGTAGTAGGAGCTGTTGGCCATGTTGCCGTACAGCGCCATGATGGCACCCGTCGAGTCCGCACCGCTTGGGAGCCGGTCGGTGAGAACCACTTCCGAACCAAGGAAGGTCGGCCCCATGCCCTGCGACAGACCAACCGACCCGCCCTGGGCAAGGTCAAGGTTCTGCATGCACGCCGCGAAGAAGAACGGCGAGCAGAACCACTTGGCACCCGCACGCGAGTGCTGCGGAACCCTGGCCATCATGGCCAGCAGGTTCGCCTTGGTCACCTCGTCGGGCGTGTCACCGGCAGCCGTCACGAGCGAGGCGGCGTAGGTGGCAGCAGACGCCGCCAGCAGGCCACCCGTGTAGGTCGTGACGAGCCCGGCAACCGCTGGAGCGTTGCTGGGGTTGCCGCTCCACGCAGCCTCTTCCACGGCGTTGGAGAGCGTCAAAGCCAGCTCAGCAGCGATCCAGTCTGCGATCGACACGATTGAGTCCTGCAGGAGCTCGCTCGCAATCGTCACCGCGCCCGTGACCTTCTTCGCAGTCAGGGTGACCTGATTGGAAGTGGGGTCGCTGGCAGTGATGGCCGAGTTCTCATTGATCCAGTACGCGGTCGCACCGGCCGTGCGGCGTGGGAACAGCAGCACGTCGCTCGGCATCACCACGTTGGTGGCGTTCTGAGCAAAGGCCGAGTACTGATCCACGAGTCGGATCACGGTCGAGGAGAGCACATCAGGCACGAAAGCCGCACCCGTGGTGCTGCCGGTCGAGCCCTGGGCACGAGCCTCAACGCCGTGGTCCTGGCACCACCGCTTCGCGTCAGCATCGCCGCTCTTGGCCTTGAACCACATGCCCACCGAGTAGGCGTCGCGGGCGTTCTCGAACGCACGGAGCCGGCCCGAGAACGGCACCGCCTCGACGCGGACCTTCTCGCTACGCTCTTCGGTCACTTCGGGAGCCGGCGTGCAGCGGTCAACCACGCTGCGGAGATTCTTGGCCGACTCGGCCACCGACTTCTCAAAGTCGATCCGCTTGGCCAGCTTGCCGGCCTCGGTGTTCATCGCCTCGAGTTCAAGATCGCGCTCGGCAATCTTGTCGGCATCGGTGCTCTCGATCGCACGCACGGCGTCGATACGGTTGGCGAGGTTAACGGCCTCGTCCTGAAGCTTCTTAAGGTTGTCCACGTGGTATATCTCCGCCGGCGGTATTGCCGATGGATTCCACTGTGCCTCTAGCGTGCCGGCCTCTTGCAGAACCGGACTTCCGAATGTGTTGTTTTTACAAACACGACAGCACGAGCGCCGCATCGCGGGCAACGCAAATACTGCTGACGCTCTTCGCCACACGGGCGAGAGGAACGGCACCGCAACTTCTCGCCGCAGGTGCAGCGGGCCTCAGACATTCTTGAGCCTTAAGGTGGCAGCCCAGGCGGCGGCGACGCCCCGCAAGGCCGAACGCGAACTAACCGCCCGAACTGCCGGCTCTTCGGCGGACTGCGATGCAATCCATGCCTCGTAGGAACGCATGGCGACGCTGGCAGACGTTGACGGGTACGCAGGCGTGAGCACCGGGCCAACGTCGTACAGGCCGCTCACCTCGCGGATCTGGCGGATGGCTTGGCCACCGTCGCCAGTGCGGAACGCTTCCCCGTCTTTGCCAACCGTGAACGCGAATGAACTGCCGGCAACGTCCTTGCGAGCGATGAGCTCAAGTACGTCGGCACGGCTCACGGGCGGAGTGACCACGTACCGCAGGCCCTTGCTGTCGCTCGTGAGTTCCAGCGTGCCGCTCGAAGTGCGACCGAGCACGATGTTGCTGTCATGGTTGAACAGGGCCACCACGTCCTGCTTGCCACGCTGGCGGCTCAGCACCTTGTCAAAAGCACCCGGCAGGATTTCTTCCTTGAACCCGCCCAGGTCAAGGCTCATGCGGTTGTACACAGCGGCGTAGCCGATGATGGCTGCCCGGCCGTCAGCACGCTGCTCAACGATGAGCTCGTCAGTCTCGTCAAAGGCGAAGTCGCGGCGCTCAAGTTCCATCGGGCGTGTCCTCCTGGGCGGTAGTCGTGTCTTCGGCATCGTCTTCTGGCGTGCCGTCCGCTGGCTCGCCCGGCGTGTCCTGCGGCATCGGCTGCGGATCTTGCGGCTCCTGGCCTGCCTTCTCCAGCGTGGTCATGTTCAGCTGAATGAAGTGCTGATCGCCTTGCGGGCCGATCGGGTTGAGGTTCTCAAGCTCACGAATCTCGTTCACCGTCATCCAGCCATTCTGCAGGGCGGAAACGTAGTAGGCAGACCGGCTCGCGTGGTCGCCGCGAAGCAGGCCACTCACGCTGTGCTCAGCGAAGTATTTCTCGTCATCTACGATTAGGTCGCGGCTGATCGCGGCCTCCCACCGCTTCAAGTGCGGCAGCAGGCAGTGCTGCACAAACTCTGTGCCCTGCACCTCGATGTTGTTGAACGTGCTGCGGTCCAGCATCTGGATCATGTGCGGCGGCACGCGAAACGCCCGACAGATTTCAACCACTTGGAAAGCCCGGCTCTCAAGCATCTGGGCTGCTTCGTTTGAGCCGCTGAGCTCGTGGGCCTTCACGCCGTTAGGCAGCACAGCTGTGCGGAAAGCCCGATCGGCACCACGGTGCATGCGTTCCCACTGCTCGCGGAGTCGCTCGGCAGCCTCAATGGGAATCGGGTTGTCGCTCTCCAGCACGATGCCGGGCCGGGCACCGTTGCCGAAGTACGTACTGCCGTGTGTCTCAAGGGCCTGGGCCAGGCCAATGGCGTTCTGGAAAATCTTGTATGTCGGGATCGCCTTGATGCCGTCTTCGGTCGTGAATCGCAGGGCGAAGATCTGCTCCTGGCTGTAGATCGTCTGCTGGCCACTTGGCTCGCGGTAGCGATACCGCAGCGTGCCGTCAGTCAACCGCTCTGCCTCCATGCGGCTGGAGTGCAGCGGCCACAACTCAGACACGGCACCTCGAGCACCTGGGCGGATCTCGGCGTAGCTCGCACCGTAGTGGAGGTACATGCCGGTCATCCAATCTCGGAACTCTTGGGCCGTCTGCCACGGGTTGGGCTGCTGGTGCAGGAGCCGATACACAGGATGACTCGTGGCCTTCTGTTTCCCGCCGTTGGCCATCCGCTCGTAGATGTGCAGCGGCAGGGCAGATACCGCATCCGATATGACACGGATGCAGGCCGTGTAGGCCGAGCACGCCATTGAGTTGTCAGCGTTGACGCGGATGCCGGAAGGCGTGCGGCTGGAACTCACTTCGGGCCAGTCGATGCCACGCAGGTCGAACATCTTGAAGTCAGCGGCTGCGTTTTCGCTCATAGCGTCATCATGTCCCAGGACTGTTCCGGCGTGGCTGCGGTTGCCTTTTGCCACAGCCCGATGGCCATGACCAGCGACACGATGCCGTCTATGCGTTCTGTGCTTTTGGCCTTGCTCGGCTTAATGTTTCCGGCTGCGGAATCCTGCTGGATGGCCACGTTGGAAGCCTGCCACGACAGCACTGGGTGCCCACCGTGTATCAGTTTTCCAGACACGCACCAGTTTTCGAGTTGCTTCGAGGGCGCGGATAAAGATCCATAGCCCTGTCGAAAGTCTGACATGGGAAGGCCGTCGCCTTGCAGTTGTTGGCCGAGTTGCGCGGAGTTCCACGGGTCCAGGCCGATGCCGCAGACCTTGTACTTGCTGGCTATGGCGTTGATGTCTGACCGCACTTGGTCAAAGTCAGTGACGTTGCCATCGGTCATGTTCAGATGCCCCTGCCGATGCCACGTTAGGTACGGCACCTTGTCGCGTCGCTCTCGCTGGTGGGCGTTGTCGCTCGGTATCCAGAAGTGCGGCTCAATCCAAAACGTGCCATCGTCTAGCGGGAACAGCAGAACCAGGGCTGTGGTGTCAAACGTCGTGGCCAAGTCCAGCCCGGCCCAGCACTCGCGTCCAGCGAGATCCACGGGGCATGGCTTGTCACCTTGGGCCCAGTGATCCATTCGCAGCCACCTCGTGCTCTGCTCTGTCCACTGGTTCAAGTACAGCTGCCGGAAAGTGTTCTCATACGTCGGCATCTCAACCGCTCGAGCACATTCGCTCCGCAGGAAGTCGAGCCGTACCGAGACGCCTAGGTTGGGGTTGGCACGCTCCCACGTTTTTTCGTCTTTCCAATCGGCCTCAATCGGGGCGGCATAGATGGCCGGCAGGAACGTCTCGTCTTTTACCGTGCCAGCGGCCACAGCCTCAGCGTATTTCCAGATTTCCCAGCAGACGCTTTTGCGGTCAAATCCTGCCGTGGTGAGCGCGACCGTAAGCGGTTGACGCCGAGCACCTTGGCTGCTCAGCATTACTTCCCACATCTCGCGGTTCGAGACGTGGAGCTCATCGAAAATGACACCATGTGCCGAGAGCCCATGTTGAATACCGGCCTCCGCACTCAACGCCTTGTACGTTCCGTGCGTCGCCTCCCGCACGATGGCGTTTCTGTAAACCTTGAGATGCTGCCGAAGAACCGGCGACTGCTCGACGTAGACGCGGGCCATGTCGAAGACGAGCCGGGCCTGATCGCGTGAGGCTGCACAGGAATAGACTTCACAGCCGGGCTCGTTCTCCATCAGCAGCTTGAGGGCGATGCCAGCACAAAGGCTGCTCTTTCCGTTCTTGCGCGGAATCGCCAGTAGGCTGGTGCGGACTTTGCGCACGTCGCCATCAGTGGCGAAGAGCTTTCGCACGTAGTCCTGCTGCCACGGCTCAAGCGTGAACGGCTTGCCGCCGAGCTCGCCTTTGGCGTGCGTCAGGTGCTTGTGGAAGAAACGCACCGCCAGACACGAGGAGCACTTTTCGCATGGGTGCTCAAGCGAACATTCGGGCGTCTTCTTCGTCTGCTTGCGGGCCATTCTCAACCGCCGAAACACGGGCCAGCGCCGAGGCCGTCAGGCCGAACTCGGCCGCGAACTTAAGCATCTGGTTTCTCGCGTCGCGTTTGCGGTTCCACGCCGGGTGATTGCTTACCCTACCGCGATCGTCCATGAACGTGGCCCCGTTGGCCTTGAGCTCACGATCTGCCTCAATCATGTCCGCGAGCGAGTCGCAGTAAGCGGCCAGCGTCTGCTGGTGCCTGGGGCTCATGACCTTGGACGCCTCGAGCATGGGAACGATCCGCTCCCACTCCTCGCGGGCGAGATCCGAGAGCCAGTGCGGGGCAGGCGGGATGCCCGGAACGGCGTCTATGCCGGACTTGTGCGGACCTCTAACCCGAGCGCCGCGAAGCTTAAGTAGCGGCTTAGGCGTCGGCTTGCGGCCCTTGCCCATGTTCAAACTCCCAATTTCGGCCCCGCGTGCGTTTGAGGAAACCGTGGGGTTTGTATCCACGCACGCCCTAGAGATCCGACCTACCCTACCCCTGCCCTCGTTTCCCGCAGCGTCTTGC